GAACTGTAAGAGAGGTGTTTATGGATTCATTTATTCGGGCTTACACAAATGTTTTAGAAAAAGAACACGCAGATAAAATAATAAAACGCTTTGACGAAATCGCGGACAATAGCTCGGTCGCGGGGGACGGTCAATTTAACAGTAGAGCAAAACGCCACGACGATTCTATTATGCTGGAAGACCACTCTAGTGCGCTAGCAGGGGTTATTCAAAATTCCATACAAGGTTATCTGAGAGCCTATTTAGATGAGTTTCCTGGGGGCGCTGAGGTAGACGCCATAGGCTTTAATGTAAAGCTCCAACGGACATACCCCACTGGCGGGTATCATGTGTGGCACTCTGAGCAGGGTAATCGCTCCGACAGTTTAGCTAGGGTACTTGTGTGGCTACTCTACCTAAATGATATTACTGAAGGCGGGGAGACAGAGTTTTTGAATCAGAAAGAAAGAGTCTCGCCAGAAGCAGGTAAGTTGGTAGTGTGGCCCGCAGCTTGGCCCTGGCAGCATCGCGGGAATCCTCCGCTATCTGAAACAAAATACATTGCTACGGGGTGGTGGTTTCTCGCACTTAACTAGGAGATACGATGTCTTATTACGAAGGCGCAGCGATTGCTTGTTGTTTGGGTATGCTTGCTGGTATGTGGGTGTTCCTTCAGAAGCTTATCTCCAGCAAACTAAAAGACTTGTCAGACATCATCGTCAAACTGATCGAGCGTCATAACACCTCAGACAATGCTGCGGATAGGCGTCAGGAACAAATCTTCGATAAAGTAGATGGGCTAGAGAAAGAGGTCTGCGACCTTAAAGAACGAATCTCCTACCTTCAAGGCAGAATTAACGGTAAATAGATAGGTCGTCAACCTGACACTAGAACCTCTCATTGGCCCCCTACTGGGGGTCTTTTTTGGGTGTCCCTAATTGTGTAGCTAAGTCAAAAAACCACTGGGGGTCTGTCGGTATAGGCTCTTTCCCACAGTACACATTCAGCAATTTGTTTTCTACGCGCACAATTCTGTTGAACCGCTCACGCATAATGTGCCACTCCGCTTCGTAGTCAATGCCATCATAGTTCACAAGCACCCCCGTGACACGCTAGTTCTGGCTGCACAGAAGTATTATCTGATGTTTCGTAGTGCGCTAGGCGCGTCCAGTCAATCTCCTGGGGCATAGCTTTTTGAAGCTGTTCGTATGTTTCTTTGTCTATCTCTTCGTAGGGTGCCTGTTCGTACTTAGCATCACTGAACGGGAGAAACGATATTCCAGACATTGAATCGAAGTGCTCCCACACATACGCGGCAGTATCCATAAACTCATCATCAGTGTAGTAGATGGTAACTGAGGGTTTGTGTTCAGTAAATTCGTCGTTATACAGTTGCCAAGTTTTTAATTGGTCAACTGCCCCCACATCAGCAACTACTAGGCTACCTTTCGGCGCGGCCATAGGAAAACTAAATACCATTGTGGCCGGGTTAATCTTGTCAATTTCGTGCGGGATGCCTTGGTCAATCATAAATTGGCACAACGGGTCTTTAACGTCGTTCCTTACCCGCCGAATATAGTATGGGGCATATCTTGGGTGAAGACCAGAAGAAGTATCACAAAGTTGGCTAACTGTCCCACTAGGTTTAACGCAAGTAACGGCAGCGGCGGGATTGATACCAAGTTGTTTTGCCGCGTGTTCGTTCGTGCGTATAGCTTCTTGTTTGAGTTCCCTGAACCAAGTTACTAATTCTGTCTCTTTGACAGCGGAAAGTTTATGCGCGTTCAGTAGCGGATGGTCGCAGCACCCAGTCATAGACACGCCCAACAACGCCTCCTCCTCACAATTCTTTTCCCATCGCGTAGACAGAAATTTGAAGTTCGTCAGGCTTGCTTGAAGCGTCCCCAGAAAAGATGCGTGTTTAACCTTAGCTTTGAGTGTGTCCAGCGTATCGTTGGGGCGCACAATAATCTCTGTCAAATTACAGAATTGCTTTGGGCGCAACAAGATTTCTGAGCAAGGGTTGCATCCCCACTCTTGGTTTTCGTCCCGTCTGTGGTCAGTGTATTTCTTTACAGCCGCTTCGCGATTGAAGATTCCGCGTTCTCCATTCTGGTTTTTATGAAGACTGAGCATTTCAGAAAGAAATTCATCAACACTTGGTTTAGCCTTGTACGAGATTGAGTTGTTGGCATATGACCGATAGGGATGATTTTCCGGTAGATAAAACTCGCCGCGCTTAGAGTCCCGCAAATTAGAATCGTTAAGATCACTGAGACTAATAAGAGCAGAACGGCGAACACCTCCAACAACGACCACACTAGCCACTTTGCACACCAGGTCATGGGCCTCCAGAGTAGTAAGCCTGCGTCCTTTAGCGTTGTTAAAAATTTTAACGGTATATTCGAATAGTTCATTCAACGGTTCAGGACCAGATGCCCTGCCTCCAAAGGTTTTAAGTCGTTCACCTGCGGGCCGTACCTTGCTCATATCCCACGACGGGATACGTCCTGCGTACAACAGGGACACAAGTTCTCGGTAGGATGCGGCCCACCCCATTTTGCTATCCGCCACAATAATCTTAGTGTCGGTCGGCAACATAACGTGAGACACCATTGGGAGTTGCTCGATATACATCGATTCAACTGAGTACCCTACCCCAGTGCCGCACATCAAAATATATAAAATTTCTGCAAACACGCGGGGGTCATCGATTGGGACATACGCACAATTGTACCCCGCGACATGGTGATCTTCTAACGCCTTCCCCGCAGACATCATAACGCGCATAGATGGCATAACATCCATACGTCGTACTGCTTCCATAGACTCCTCTATCTGTGTATGGAGCTTCTTGGCGCTACGTCCTAACCAAAACTGTTTCACTCTGTCTACAGTTTCGTCCCAAGTTTCTCTGCGTTTTACTTCATCGTTATACCGCGCATAGCGAGATACGTGAATGTAGTCTTGGTAAGGCGTCGTCATTAATCTAGTACCTCGTACAAGTTTTTTAGTGCGGTGTAAGTCTCTTTGAATCGTTGTTCATCGATGGGAGCGCATCTTACCGTAGTTTGATACGACGATTCAATCATCGTAGTCGCTAAAAATAAAGTCTTCTTGTCGCAACAATTTCGTTTTTTCTTTGGCGCGGCGGTACTCTTTTTTGGCGTTACGCTCGATTCGTTGCCGATACTTCGGACTGGTTCTGACTTCCTTGGCATAAGGGTTATATCTCCTGGCCTGTTTCTTTGATGTCTTCGTCTTCATCGTAATCGTTTTCGCCCCAATCAAACAGGTGTATGTATTGCAATACCTTATCGGGAAATGCCTCAATGATTTCCTTAGAGGACAGATTAAGGATGTCCACTAAATCGTCTGGGTCATAGCGTTCGCTTATTCGTTCGAATCTTTCGTCTACGGTGTAGGTCACGAAGCGTATTCCTTCAGAAGGTAATCCATACTGACTTCCATCAGGTCGTAATCGCCATCAGTTACCTCATGCTTCATTAGAATACCTGACCAACTCTGGGAGTTTTTCTGCGGCCCCAAGTATTCGTGATAATCAGGATAAAATCTACCGCAGACTAGTCCGCGACGGCGTTTGCCAGTGCAGGTGTAGATTTCCCCCGTCTGTTTTGTTTGCTGATGTCCCATCGAAAAACTGTGGCCGAGATTTTTTAATTTCGATTCAATGGTCCCGCCGATTGGGTTGGCGAACAACGAAGTCGGATTAACGAAGTAGTGGCTGTAGCACACCCCGTCCAGTTCTAAAATCTCCAGAAACCCGTGGGTGTGTACATCCAGTTTTTCCAGTGGTTTTAAAATCAATTCCGCTAGGTCTAAATGATTATCCATGCGGCGTAGGCTTGCGGATGCGGCGGCTCGCTCTACGCGGTTCTCATGGTTGCCCACACAGAAGTGAATCTCGGGGTCATAGCGGTGAGTCCTCATTCCCTTGAGAAACATCTTCATTGCGGACCAACCCGCTTCCAAGTCGGCAATCAGATTCTTGCTTTCCCAGCCCCTATCACCAGCCTTGTCATAACTAGATAGGCTAGGGAAATCCCACCAGTCACCTATTAAAACAATTTTTTCTGGGCGATGTTTGCGTAAATATTTCGCAGCCACTTGGATATGCCCTATCTCTGACCCAGGAAAAATTTGAGTGTCAGGAATCATCGCGTGTTTCATATCAAACTCCGGGCGCGTAAATTTCGTCTTCGTCGTGATATGTGTCTGCCCGGTGTACTTCTTCTGCGATTAGGAACTCGATGTAGTGCTTGGCCTTTTGCAAATCTTCGACGCCGCCTTTTGTACGCCAGCGCGTAATGTATTTAATTACGTTGCCCTCGCAGAAGTCCAGTCCATTCTGAAGGATGTAATCAATAGGCTGCACTTCATTGCTCCGGTAGTGTTTGGGGCCATAATTTTGTGGTCTATTTTCATTCTGCATTTCCATACTCCCTCTCGTTATTTCAACCACTCCAACGGTAACACATCGCCCGCTGCCGCTACGATTTCTTGAGACACACACCAAGCAACATATCGTTGTTTTTTGTTGCTGGTAAGCCAGTTGTCGTACATGAACAGCATCCTAAAATTGTCTTTGGTCAGTTTGTTGTCGCTTTCCAGTACCGATAAAATCTTTGTACGACCCGCACTATCCCATTTGCCCTTGGTTTCAATCCACAAATCGTAATCTGTCAAATAAAAATCTGGTGTATACGTCGCCCGTCTGCCTGCATTTCTCCCGCCGCAGTCTATGCAAATAGAGTTTTTGATTGGATACACATACGGAATTTTTTCGGGTTCGTATAAAAAATTAATTCCCTCTTCTTCGAGGTGCCGACTGACCTTATATTCATATTGACTCTTATACGGGGCAATGTCAATTCGCCGTTTTGAACGGGCACGAGTCCGGGACTTTACGCCAAATCCATAGGAGGTCGCAGTTTTTGTTGTATCGCTCGGACCAGTCATCTGCGAATTCTTTTTTGTATGCTTCTTCGACCGTTTCCTGGGCTTGCTCATTCGTTAT